GGACAGGAACAGCGGGAACTTACACCGGTGTGACTATGGATTCAGGCAAGTATTTTTGGAAGTATGACCTAGTAAAGGAATCTTCCAACTTTGCAGAGGCTGTGAATACCAATGTTCAGAATGGCACAGTATTCTACGCTCAGACCTTGGAAATCATCCTAAATAAATTGCAGGTAAATACTCGAAATGAGATCCTTCTACTTGCTAAGAATAGACTAGTTGCCTTGGTACTTGACAATAATGACAAGACTTGGGTACTAGGTGAGGTGAACGGACTTGATTTGACAGGTGGCGGTTCAGGATCAGGTACTGCTTTCGGTGATCGTAACGGATACACCTTGACCTTCACAGGTAACGAGAAGGAATTGGCAGCCTTGTTCACAGGAACTCCTCCGGTTGACTAATATTTGGTTTGTTGTTTAGATGTGAAAAGCAGCCCTAATTTTGGGGCTGTTTTTTTTGTGTACATAAAGAAAGGATTTTGTATTTATAGATATGGTGATAATCGAGAAGGGGGCTAATAGCGTGATCTACATAGCCCTATTTGATAAAAGAGAAACTACTAGCAATACCTACACCTTTTTATTTCAGCATGAAGTAACAAAGGAAGAAGTGACTTTAAACCTAAATGATGTGAGTGATTTCAAAGATAGATACTCAGAATTTGCTATCAGTCAAGCATCCTTCACTAGTAGCACTGTTGGCTTTTGGCGGTACTATGTAACCCAAACGGGAAGCGGTGCTGATATTATTGCCACAGGAAAAATGGAGTTGACTGCACCAAATCTTTCTACTACAGGAGTGGTGAGATACAACGGCTACAATGGTACTTATAAGACCTATACAACAGCATGATAAAATTATTCAAGTTCGATCAAGTGCCTTTGCCCGTTTACAAAGAAGTTAAGGGGAAAGAATACATCTACTACGGGGAGAAGAATGACTACCCGAACTACCTACTTAGGATCTACAATAATAGCGCAAAGAACAACGCTATCATTACCGGGAAGGTAGACTACATCTGTGGCAATGGGTGGACTGTCAAGGCAGAAGATGAAATGCAAAAGGCAAAGGCATTCGGGTTGATTGATCGGATCAACACCAAGCAGGAAAGCCTAAATGAATTGACCAAAAAGCTAGTCACAGATCTATCTATTTTTGGAGGATACTACCTTCAAGTGATTTGGACAAAAGGCACGGGGGAGATTGCAGAACTCTATCATGTAGACTACTACAAGGTGAGAACCAACCTAGACAATAGCGAATTCTATGTCTCTGACAATTGGATTAAGAATGACAATGTCAACCCTAGACCTGATTTTGATACCTACCCGGCATTTGATCCAAACAATACTACGGGTACTCAAATCCTTTACTTCAAAGAATACAGAGCAGGGGCAAATACTTATTCCCTTCCAGACTACAGAGGTGCAATCAGCTATATTGAACTAGATATCTCTATTGGGGAGTACCACCTCAACACCATAAACAACGGGATGTTCTCAAGCAAGTTGATTAACTTGAATGGTGGTAAGGTAAGCCAAGAAGAAGAGGATAGAATCGAAAGACAATTCAAAGACAAATTCTCAGGATCTAAAAATGCAGGAAAATTCATGCTTGCTTTCAATGATAGCAAGGAGAACGAACCTTCAATCATTGATCTATCGGGAACTGAACTAGATAAGCATTTTGACCTTTTGAATAAGACTGTTCAGCAGGAGATTTTTACAGGTCATAAGGTGACTAGCCCAATGCTTTTTGGAATCAAGACGGAAGGACAGCTAGGCGGAAGATCCGAAATGAGAGAGGCTTCCGAACTATTTCAAAACACCTATGTAAATGCAAAGCAGCAAGCCCTTGAAGAGGTAGTAAATTACCTTTTGAAGTTTAATGATATCATTGCAGAACTTGAGATCAAGAAGACTGAACCAATCTCCTTTCAATTTAGCGAGCAGATTATCAGCACAAACATGACTCAAGATGAGATCCGGGAGAAGCTAGGACTTGCACCTATCGAGAAGAAGGAAAGCCAAGGTGCGCAGGACATCATCAACTCATTGAACAGCCTTTCCCCATTGATTGCTACTAAGGTAGTTGAATCTATGGATGTGAATGAATTGAGAGGCTTGATTGGTCTACCTGTAAGGAATGAAATCGTAACCCCTACGGAGGTTATCACAGATCCTACTCAAGGATTTTCAGATCACCTCCACCTTCAATGTTCTATCTCAGAACACGATGCAAACATCCTATCAAAGTTTGAAGGCAAAGGGGTATCAAAGGATAAATTTAAAGTGATTGAAAGTTCAAAGATGCACTTCTCAAGCATGGAAGAATTTATCAAGCAGGATCTATTTGCAGAATACCAACTTAATGAAGTGCAAAGAAAGATCATCACTCAGATCCAAAGAAATGAGGCGATAACTATCCCACAGATTGCAAAGGTAGTAGGCATAGATGAGGCTTCCGTGATCTCAAGAATCAACACCTTGATTGATGATCAGGTTTTGGTGGAGAAGATCAGCCGTGAAGGGTTGATCACTAGATCCGTAACCCGGACAGGAGATGCAGCTATCAAGAGACTTCAGCCTGTAACTTCTTTTAAGGTGCTTTACAGCTACGAAGAGAGACCAAATGTACCTGCGGCACAGAGCGGATCAAGACCTTTGTGTGAGAAGCTATATGGCAGCGGTTTATTCTTTACACGGGAAGAGATTCAAAATATATCCAATCAGCTAGGCTATAGCGTTTTTCAATTGTGCGGAGGATGGTACACCAACCCGAACACAGGAAGAAGAACTCCTTTCTGCCGTCATGAGTGGAAAAGAAATGTAGTAGTAGAAAAAACATCACGATGAGCGCAAATGTATTGATGATATCGGAGCAGTCCTTTAAGGACTTCACAGTAGCCTCCGCAAATATTGACCTGAAGAATGTCACTCAGGTGATCAAGATGACTCAAGATAGGTATATCCATCCTATCTGTGGAACTGCGCTTTATGATAAGATCCTAGATCTAATTGTAGCAGGAACTATAGGTCAAGGAGGTAATGCTGTTTACAAAAATTTGCTAGATAACTTTCTTACAGATACCCTTTTTAATTATGTGCTTGGTGAATTGCCTATGGCGATGCAGTACAAGTTTGTGAATAAAGGGGTAGTAAAGCGAAAATCAGAGAACATCACAGAACCTACCTTTGCAGAATTGCAGAGCATCAGCCAATACTACAAGGGATATGCGGAATGGTATGCTGAACGGGCAATCAATTACCTATGCGCTAATTCTACCCTTTACCCTGAGTACTTGAATCCGGGATCGGATGTCACTACTATTCAGCCTGTATCTAATCAGTACAAGGTAGCTATCAACTTGGGAAGGGGTGACTATGAAGATCACAGACCATACAGCGAAAGATACCAAGGCAATAGATACAAAAAACCATTCTAAAAAATGGCTTACAGCAAAAACGAAAAGAAGCTAAAAGAATTTCTATCCAAACAAGATGACTCTAGTAGACCTAGTCAAAAAAATAAAAGCAATCCAAGAAGCGCACCCAATGATCCGAACCTTCGGAGAGGGTGACATCTACGATTATGTAGATAATGGAGGAGAGATTCAGTACCCGGTTCTTTGGACTGTGGTAAAGCCTTCGGTGTACAGCGGTACTACCATGCGCTATGATCTAGTCCTTCTTTTTGCGGATCTACTTACGGAAGACAAGAGCAACAGACTTCAGATCCAAAGTGATCAGATGCTTGTGGCTTTGGACTTCTTAGCCAAATTAAAACTTGACAATGACTACAGCTTTAATACTGCACCTAATGCAGCTTTGGAATTCTTTCAAGAACGCTTTGATGATTTTACAGCCGGGGTATCAATTGCTATACAGGTTATTGCTCCTATGCCTTTGAATCTATGTGTAATTCCAACCGAATCCTAAAATGAATATCTTGAAAAGCGATGAACTAGGAGTTCCTTCTACCTTGATAGCCATCTTTGCAAATGTTTCTCAGGTGATCGGGCTTAGCTTTGTGAATATGTTTTTCACATGGATCATTTCTATACTATCAATTATCTATTTGATCTACAAAATAAAGAACGAGAAAGGCAAATTTGATTCAAAGAAAGATGAAGAAAGGAAGTAGTGCGCAGGTCAAGGTGACCTTTGGAAAAAGAAGAAACGGAAAGGCTAAGAAAGCCTACTCTAAAGCATTAAACAAGCCTAAAAAATACAGGGGTCAAGGAAGATGAAAAAGTTTTTTGAATGGTCAGCAGGATTCTTGTCTGAAAATGGACAGGCTTCTAGTAAAAGATTTGTAGGAGTATTTAGTGCAGTAGCTTTGTGCTATACTCTTTACGCAAATCACGATGCGGTAAATGAGCCTTCAGAGGCTTTGGTTTATTCGGTGGCTGCTTTGTCTGCTGCTGCTTTAGGAATTAGTGCAGCGGAAAAGATATTTAAAAAGCCTAACTCAGGGGAATGAAAAACCTAAGCAAGGAAGAACTATTGAGTAGAATGGAGGCAATTAATCGTAGCAATGCGATTATTTACTTTGACCTTAATGGTTTTATCCTTGGAGTAAATGTTATTTTTTTGAAGGCTATGGGTTTAGCGGAAGATGAACATAATAAACTAATCGGAAAGCATCACAGCATTTTTGTGTCTTATGAGTATTCCAAGTCTGAAGAATATACCAAGTTCTGGGAAACCCTACGGGAAGGAAAGTTTTTTGAAGGTGAATTTGAAAGAAGAAAAATAGACGGCAGTCCTATCTATTTGCAAGCAACTTACAACCCTATCTTTAATGAGGTCGGTGAAATAACCAAGATCATGAAGATTGCTACTGATATCAGCCAAACTATTAAAAGCAAAAATACTATTGAAGAACTTTCAAATAAAGTCAAGGCTGAATTAGAAAATTCAAACAAGCTAAGAGAAGCGATTGAAATAGAAAAGGATGCAGCGGTTAATGACTTGGATGCTACTATCAAGAAAAGTCAAAACGAATTAATCAAAGTAATTGTAAAGTCTGCCTTATTTGTGATCATGTCTGTTGGATTTATTACTACGATAATGTACTCTTTTGCAATCCTATCAAATAAGGACACTCAGATCATCGGATCTACTTGGTCAAATATGTTTTCAGTTTTATTAACAAATGCCTTCTCTATTGTAGGCACGATCATGGGTATTAAATACGCAACATCAGAAGATAAAAAAAATAAAGAATGAAAATTAGTCAACACCTATCACTTTCCGAAGTGACCAGAAGCGATTCAGCCAAGAGGCACGGGATAGACAACACTCCAACGGCAGAACACTTGGAGAACTTCAAGCTACTAGCTGAAAAAGTATTCGAACCTATCCGGGCGCACTTCGGTGTTCCTAT